ATCCGCGCAATCAAAACAATCGCACAAACAGCGGTTGCAACAATCGGAACGGCGGCGGTGATTTCCGATGTTGATTGGAAGTTTGTTTTGTCCGCTTCAATTTTAGCGGGTATTTTGTCACTATTAACAAGCATTGCCGGACTTCCGGAACTTGAAGAAGGGGGCAAATAATGACAAGTGACGCAACAATTAGTATTGCATTAATTTTTTCTATCATTTCCACAATTGGCGTTGTTGTAACGATTGCAAGCACATTGAAGAAAGATCATCAAAGCGAAATAAATAAACAATTAGACATTGAACGAAATTTTGTAAAAATCAACTTAAAGCTTGACACTTTTTGTGATGAAACAAAAGAAATCTTGAAGAATCAAGAAAAATCAAATGACGAAATAAAAGGAATTTCACAACAAATTGTTAAACAAAGCGAAAGAATTGAAACATTATTTCATTATCATTCGGATCATGAAGAACGAATTAAATGTTTAGAGAAAGGGGAAAAATCAAATGATAGTAGATATATCACACCATAAACCCGTTCAAGATTGGGTAAAAGTTAAAAAGAATGTTGAATTCTTAATTTCAAAAGCAACCGAAGGAACAACGTTCATTGATTCAACACTTGATTCATTCGTTGAACATTGCGAAGCTAACAAAATTCCATATTGGCTTTATACGTTCTTAAATAACGGGGACGAACTTGAACAAGCCAAATTTCTTGTTTCAACTTGTAAAAAGAAAGTTGGAAGCTATTTCATGGGATATGTTCTTGACGTGGAATCCGGAAATAATGCGGAAGACGTAAAAGAAGCGTTTGAATATATCAAAAAGCAATCTCCAAAAACAATGTTTTATTCAGCTTACGCGGATTATAACCGCTATAAATCTATTATTAAAAATCGCGGTGAATCATGCGCGTATTGGGAAGCACGTTACGGCAAGAATAACGGCGAATATGACGCGAAATTTGCCCCACATTCGGACGCGGACTTGCACCAATATACAAGCGAAGGGGTTTGTCCGGGAATCGCCGGGAAAGTGGATTTAAACCGCTTGACGGGCAACAAAAAAGAATCATGGTTTGTTGTTGGTTCAGATTCAGCAAAACCAAAAGCAACAACAAAGAAGAAATCAAACGCCGAAATCGTGAAAGAAGTTTTGGCGGGCAAATGGGGCAATGGTGAAGAAAGAAAAGAAAAGTTAACAAAAGCGGGTTATGATTATAACGCAATTCAAAAGCTTATTAATGCAAGCGTTGAAAAACCAAAAACCAATTCAAAAACTTATGTTGTCAAATATGCGGACACACTTTCAAGCATTGCCAAACGATTTGGAACAACAGTTGATAAAATCGCAAAAGATAACAACTTGAAGAATCCAAACAAAATATATATTGGACAAAAGCTAATTATCAAATAATAAAAGCCGGGGATTATTTCCCCGGCTTCTTTTTATTTTTGTTCATAATTGAATTTTGACAAATAAACCCGATCTTTTATTTTTGAAACTTTCACTTTTTCCGGATAATCATTTTTGACAACCCAACGCATAGCGGCAACCATGCGGCTATTATCCACATAATCATTTTCATTGATAATTTCCACGCGATCATAATTCGTTTTAATAAATTCGTCTATTAATTTATTAATCTTGTTGTCTTTTTGAACTTCTTTTATTTTTTCAAATCGCATAATGAACACCGCCTAATTTGTAATGAATACTAATTCATATTATCACTATAAACAAATTTTGACAAATTAAACCATAAAAAATAGCGGTTTGTTAAGCCAAACCGCCAATTTGATTGAATTTCATTCTTAAATTTGTCGCTAAAATTTCAGCTTTTAATCTATCGCCGCTATTATTTATATCAAGTTCAAATCCAATTGTTTTCAATTCTTTCATGATGATTTCCAACGCGATTTGTTTTTGTTCTTTGTTTAGTTCGTAAATGTTCATTTTTCATTTCCCTTTCGTTGTTAGCTTATATTTATATAATACATTATGCCATTATAAATGGCAAATGTAATTAATGGTAAATTGCACAAAACCGACGCCATTTCAAATAGCGTTTTTGTTTATTGTGTATATTGCCATTTTAAATGGCGTTTGATACAATAGAATTCTAAAAAATTAAAGAAAGGCAAGCGAAAATGCTTAAAAAGGTAAAAAGGATATGAAAAAAATATATTTAATAAGCGAAGATGAATTTAGCGGTAAAGTAGTTATAACTTGTGAAACCAAAAAACAAATGATTGATACATATGTTCCAACAAGACAAGAAATTGACGCCGCAATGTATCTTTATAGAGAAATTCCTAAACAAATGCAAGAAAAAACACTTTATATCGTAAAAGTTTTTTATCATTACGAATTAGGGAAGAACAACGAAAAAAACCTTTTAAGAAAGTGGACAACATTTGATAAAAACGAAGCAAATAAATTTTTCAAAGAAGCAATAATTTTTTCAAAATAAAAATAAGGGGGCGCAATTAAGCGCCCCGTTTAATGGAAGAAAGGCGGTTTAATATGAATATAGTTAAAGAACATTTTAATTCAATCAATGAAATGCTTAAAATAATCGAAGCCCGTTCAAATAATGATGTTATGAGTGAAAAACATTCAAGTGAAACGGGCGACAAATCATTTACGGGAACGGAAAATTATTCGGAAGCGAAAGAATTGTTTCGCAATGGTTACACGGAAATTCTTCCACAAATCAAAGCGGGCGTTGCAAACAACTTGAAGCAATCGGAAATTCGCGAACGTCGAAGAATCCAAACGGGCGTGATCGGATATGCGCCACACGTTCCAAATGCAATTTTGGGACTTCCAAATTCAATGATTTTAACGAAATCACAGCCACAAAAAGTGAAAGCCGTTTCAATTGTTGTTGGAATCACGGAAAATTGCGGAACAAATGCGGAAGAATTCATTAAATCCGGAATCGCCGCATTAAGTGTTGTAAATACGTTAGAATTACGCGGTTATCGTGTAAATTTAAAAGTTGCTTTTTATTGCGCAAGCGAAGAAAGCGAACGCGCATTTGGAACGGTAACGGTTAAAGATTATCGCGAACACATAGATTTGCAAAAGCTTTGTTTCCCGCTTGCGAATCCGTCAATGTTTCGAAGATTCGGTTTCAAATGGCTTGAAACTTGCAAGGGCTTAAAAAATGAAGGTTGGGCGTTTGGTTATGGAAGACAAATTTCCGATTTGAATTTTATCAAGAAAAATTTCCTTGATGAAAACGAACATTTCATTAATCTTGATATAACCCGCGAAAATGATTATGAACCGGACAAAATTATTAAATATCTTGGATTTGAAAATTAATATTCAACAACTTGCACAAATAGCGCCATATTAAATGGCGTTATTTTTGTTTATAATTACAATTGCCATTTTAAATGGCTTTTAGTATAATTGTATATTGTATACAGTTAAAGGACACGCGTTCAAGTCCTAAAAACCGGAAGGAATAAAGATATGAAGTTATTATTACAATGTGAAAGATTAACATTAGTTACCGAAGACGGAATCAACATTTTAGCTTGCTATAATGATGAAACATACGACACAAACGATTTTAATTGTGTTTCAAACCCAAATAAAAAACCATTATATCCACATTTACGCGCCGAAGTTAGGGACAATTTGGAAGAAGCAAAATCAAAGCTTGAAAAGCTTCCAAAAGAAGAAAAGAAGCCGGAAACAAAATCAACTTCAAGCGTTGGTTTAGCACTTGAAGAAATGCTTATTAAGACAATCGCAACGGCAAGCGTTGACAAGATTGTTGAAGAAGTAAAGCCACAATTAAATGATTATATATTCAAGACATTCGGTTTAGTTCCACAGATTCACGAAATCAAAACACCGAACGGAACACATGAAATCAAAGGCGTAACACATGAAAAATTTGACGATGTTTTAAAGCTTGTGAATCTTGACATTCCCGTATTTTTAACGGGTGCGGCGGGAACGGGAAAGAACGTTATTTGTAAGCAAGTAGCGGAAGCGTTGGGACTTGATTTTTATTTCACGAACGCCGTAACACAAGAATATCAATTGAAGGGATTCATTGACGCGAACGGAAC